ATTGACCTGGACGCGATCGGATGCGAGATGTTGATCATCGAACACGAACACGCCAACGAGAACGAGATGCGGAACTACTGCCGCTCCTTCGGGATGCAGCAGTACGCAAGGAACCATCAGAACTCGATCATGGTGCGATGATGCTGTCTATACTGATCGCAACAATACCTGGCCGCGAAACGCTGTTCGGCAAGTTGATGTCGCATCTGTGGCGGCAGTCTGTTGGACTGCCCGTGGAGATCATCTACGATGCAAGCGCAAAGGATGTGATGAGCATTGGCGCGAAGCGACAGCGACTGCTGGAATCCGCACAGGGCAGGTACGTGGTGTTCATCGATGACGATGATTGGGTGCCGGACACCTACGTGCAGGACATCCTTGAAGCGACGATCACAATGCCGGACTGCATTGGATTCAAGGTCGAAGTGAACGGCATGGGCCGCAGGAAGTACGCGAGTGCATCGAACAGGTGGGAGCGATGGGGCGAGAAGGTGGAGGGATTTGATTACGTCCGAACGATCTACCACAAGAACCCTGTGCTGCGTGAACACGCGTTGAAGATCGGCTACCAGGATATGCGTTTCGCAGAGGATCACGACTACAGCGACAGGCTCAAGGCATCGGGGCTATTGAAGAAGGAAGCGTACCTTGACAAGGTGCTGTACATCTATCGGTACAAGCACGAACCCATCAACAAGAAGTTCGGCATCAAGCGATGATCGTCACAACAGGAACAGGTCTGACATCGTGCCTATCAGTCAGGCTACACGATGCACACACCTTCGCCAGGTATCACGGCTATTGGCCTACACATATAGACAGCAGCAAGCAGTTCGACATCTACAAGGTGAACCCATCAGAGCGCATCGATACCCTGCTGCTGGGAGAATACAAGCAGCCGACCATACAGCCTACTGCCTACGATCACGGATGGCAGTACGGGTGGTACGACGAGATCGATGTGCAGAACCTTTCGCGCATCGCGTTGGATGTCTGCCGACCATCGAACAATGTCCTTGCCAAGGCAGCGGAGTACCGCAACAACATCGGCGATGCGACCTGCGTGATCTATCGCGGTAACGACAAGGCCAAGGAGATCGCGCCTGTTGACTACAGCACAGCCATCGAAGCTGCATCCGCTATCGGTGGGCCGTTCTTCGTGCAGACCGACGAACAAGAGTTCCTTGAAGCATTCCTAAAGTCACACCCGAACACGGGCTATACGGATGAACTGCCGAGGATCAGACGCAACCATGATCGGTACGTGATGCCGACAGATCGCACTACCTTCGCATTGAAGTTCAACGCAATGCTGTGGGCGTTGGGCCAAGCGAAGAAGCTGCTGGTGACCACAGGCAACACGGGCATATGGCCTGTGATCTATCGTGGACACACCAGCAATGTGTGGCAGTTGCACGGAACACATCAGACCTGGAAGAAACTATGAAGTACGTCACGCGAACCCTGTCGATAATCATCGCTTTGATCGGGCTGCTCCTGCTGCTACCTGCCATACCATTCATCGGTGCCGCTGGCATCTTCCTGGTGCTGGCCGCTGGCATCGCATCAATCAACAAACCCAAGAAGACAGATGCCGATACCCAAGCGTGAGCGGAACGAAACGCCTGACGCGTTCATCAAACGCTGCATGGAGGATCCCACGATGGTGGATGAATACCCATTGAACCAGCGTTACGCAATCTGCGCGGACAACGTGTACGAGTCTGATGAGACCTTCGATGATTACCCACAGGCAGCAACGCGCAACGCACAACGCGCTCTGAAGTACAGGAAGGAGAGCGGCAACCCAAAGGACTGCGGCACACCAGTTGGGTGGGCAAGGGCAAGCCAACTTGCGAACCGCGAACCCATCAGTCTACAGACCATCAAACGCATGGCTGCATTCACAAGGCACAAGCAGAACAGCAATGTACCATACGAGGAAGGATGCGGTGGCCTGATGTGGGACGCATGGGGGGGAGACGAAGGAATCCAATGGGCAATAGAGAAAGTCGCAATACTTCGCAAGTGATGGCACGTCCACGCAAGTACGATCGCGATGCAGTCATTGAAGAAGTCTGCGCGCGTTTGAAGACGGGAGAACCATTGATGCAGATCCTTCGCACCAAAGGAATGCCCGATGTTGATTCAATCAACAGATGGCGGAATGCTGACGAAGACATAAATCGCAAGGTCGCGCAAGCGCGTGATGAGGGCTTTGAGGCGTTGGCTGTGGAGTGCTTGGCGATTGTGGACGAAGAACCCGATCGCGTTCCAACTACAGGCGCAAAGGACAGCGCACACGTGGCGTGGCAGAAAGCGCGTGTAGAGACACGGCTGAAACTGCTGGCCTGTTGGGATCCGCGTCGATACGGCAACAAGGTGGATGTCACCAGCGGTGGCAACCCTGTGCCGATACCGCAGATCATCATGCCAAAGGATGAATGATCAAACTATCGGTAAAGCAAAAGCAAGCGTGGACGCTGCTTGACAGGCCGGACATCATCGAAGTCTTCGCAGGTGGTGGGGCAGGTGGTGGCAAGTCCTACCTTGGATGTCTGCGACAGATCTACCGAAGGACAGCCTATCCAGGTACGCGTGGATTCATCGGGCGTGAAGACTTCACGGCGATGCGCGATAGCACGATGAAGACCTACTTTCAGATCCTGTCCGAGTTGGGATACAAGTCGATTGAACACTACACCTACAACGGGCAGGAGCATTCCGTCTATTGGAAGAACGGCACAGCGGATTGGCCTGGCAGCGAACAGCACTTCCGCTACATGAGGCATATGCCGAGCGATCCGGACTACAACAGATTCGGATCGACTGAATACACGGATGCGTTCATCGATGAGGCACCCGAAGTTGATGCGCGTGCCTGTCAGGTATTGCTGTCACGTCTGCGTTACGGACACAGCAAGTACAACATCACGCCGGAGATCCTGTACACAGGGAACCCAGGCGAAAGCTGGATCAAGGATCAGTTCGTGCTTGATCACAACGGAGACCTTGTGACCTTGCCGAAGCACAGGGGCCGCGTGCTGTTCACAATCCGCGACAACCCTGATGAGACCTTGCGTGAGCAGTACATCAGTACGCTGATGCACCTTGACCACTACGATCGCGCACGTCTGCTGGATGGCGATTGGTCTGCACGTCCGAAGGCAGAGCGTCCGTTCGCGTTCGCGTTCGATCGCAGGAAGCACGTTCGTCCGTTCGTGCTTGACAATAGACTGCCCGTTATCATCGGCATCGATTTCAACGTGGATCCTTTCTGCGCGTTGGTCTGCCAGGAGCAGGGCAATACGTTCGGCATCGCGCATGAGATCGACATCAAAGGTGGCAGCATCGAAGAGATGGTGGAGCGGATCACCGCCATCGCGCCGAACATCATGTACCATCAGTACACAGGTGACCACACCGGAACGGCACGCAGGATACAGATGCGTTCGACGGCATCGATGTGGGACGATTTCATGCTGGCGATCCGAGCGCGTGAATCGCAACTGAAGCTGCCAGCGAACCCGACACACAAAGAGAGCAGGGAGCAGGTGGCCTACGTTCACCACCACCATCCCGACTTCCGCATTGACCCAAGCTGCACAGGTCTGATCTATGACCTTGAAAGCGTGGAAGTGGATGCTGACCTGCACATCATCAAGAGCGATCGGAGCAAGGCGAACCAACGTGCTGACAAGTTGGACGTGATGCGATACGTGGTGAACACGTACCTTTGGAAGTGGATTCAAACCCATCGCAAGACCCATGCTCTGCAGCGCACAAGCAACAGCGTACCCTCTGCGCCTCTGCGCGGAAGATGACGCACGGATATACATCGGGCAGTCCGACTGCATCAACCTGGTGGTTCAGTTCACGAACCTTGCCACAGGTCGCATCGTTCACATCGATGCACAGGTGGATGGCGATGATCACTACATCTTCGCGTCTGACCTTGACATCGTGGAATACCACACGTATGCGGTGCAACTGCTGAACCTTGGCGCGCCTGTGCCGTTCACACCTTACGTCATGGAAGGCTGCGACATCGAACCTGCAACGGAGCAGTACAATCACGTGCTGGTGAACTTCATGGGCATCCTCGTTCCGAACAGCAGCTACTATTCCAGCACCGACCAATGGTTGATCACGTACTGATAGTGGCGATCATGGCGATGGTCGCACAAGGTGCATACGTCTCCCAGCAGGAGGGCATGATCCTTCACCTGCTGACGAAGGTGTGGGGCTACCTGCCGACCTATCTGCACAAGCCTACGTTCACCTGCCCGATCTGCATGGTAAGCGTGTGGGGAGTGCCGACAGCGTTGGTGCTTGGTGCCGAACCGATGCTACTGCCGATCTACCTGCTGGCATCTGCTGGCATCAATTCCATCGTGAACCAATGATCGGTGCCATCCTGTTCAAGCTGTTCGGAAAGCAACTGCACAGCTACCTGGATTCGCAGAAGCTGCGACCGAAAGGATTCGATGGCATGAAGCTGGCCTACACCTGGCAGGGCGTGAAGTACTACACATGGGAGGATCTTGCGGACTTTCCTGCGATCCGGCAGAAGCACGTGGAACGCTGCAACAGGATGATTGATGCTGGCATCGGGCAGAAGACGTTGGACGATCTATGCACATTGATCGAAGGTCACATCATCGAAGCGGTGAAGACCAACAAGCAGGACGAACGGCAGAAGCGATTGGTGAAGGCGGCACAGGCTGTTGGTGAATTGAGGAACAGGCCGAAGGAAGTGATACCCGAAGAAATCGCATACGACCTGTGTGCCGTGTTCGTTGCACGTGAGGACGAAGATCCACGCATATTCGATGCCACTATTCACACGGAGAAGATCAACGTGTTAAGGTCTGCTGGGAGAGCGGGCCAGGATTTTTTTACCAGCGCGCCGTTGTGGCGCAAGCTGTACGGCTTATCGCTCACTACCGAGACCGCGTTCGACCAATTATTGATGAATTGGACGCTGGCACGAATACGGATGAAGGCAGTTCTACAGATGCACACCGCGAAGCAGTAAGGGCGATGAAAGCGTTTGATGACTTCACGTTCATGATCGCAGGTGGAGACGTTGAACGCGTAGGTGTGTTGGAGCGTGGGCCGATGCGCGTGTATTGGAAGGTGGCAGAGCATCACCTTCGTCAGCTATTAGCGGAGAAGAAACGACAGGACAGGGCCAACAAAAAGACACGACATGGCAGATGAACAGGTAATCATCACGCGATTCACGTCAGACCTATCGTCGTTCGAAGCTGGCGTGAAGGAATACACCGACCTGATGAATCAGGCGGAAGGTGCTGCGAAGAAGCTGGATGGCACGGAGCAAAAGCTGAACACGACAACGGGCAGTCTTGCGGACAAGTTCGATGCGGCAGCAGAGAGCGCGAAGCAAGCAGCGGACAACACGACGAAACTTGCGGACACGACGAAGCAAAGCACAAGCATCTTCGATCGCGCAGGGCAGAGCATCAAGCAGTTCGGCACGAACGTAGTTCAGAGCATCGGCAACGCTGGCAAGTCGCTGACATCGTTCAAGGGATTGAGCGCAGGGATCGGCAACATCTTCAAGGGAGTTGGCACAGCAGGTACGGCAGCGTTCGGTCAGATCAAGCAGAGCATCTTCGGAGTTGTTCAGTCGATACCTGGCATCGGTGGCATCGCAACTGCACTTGGGCCTGTTGGCATTGCTGCTGCTGCCGTAGGTGCTGGCCTGTTCAAGGTGATCACGAACCTTGACGCTGGCAAAACTGCTGTGGAGGGATTGGGCATCGGCGCAGGTGTGGTGTTCGACAAGTTGACCGGAACCCTTGCGAAAGTTGGTGGGTTGATCAGTGATGTGTTCGGCGCAATTGCCGCACCATTCGAGAAAGCAAATCAAGCGGTATCGGATCTGTTCGGCAGTTTGACGGAGAAGTTCCCGATCATTGGCGAAGTGTTCGATGCGATATCGAGTGGCGTGGAGTTTGTGATCAACAACCTGACACCACTTGGCGCGTTGTTTGAATCCTTCTCGTTTGGTCAAGACATCGCGAACCAACTTGATCAGTTGGAGGAATCGCAGTTGGGCGTGAACGAGGCTGTGGCGAAGAATGAGACGCAGCAAGCAAGGTTGATTGCACAGCTACGCAACACGAACCTGACGGCAGAGGAACGAATAAAGATTGCCGATGACATTACCTTGTTGGAGGAAGAGAACCTGAAGCTGAAGCAGGATCAACTGCGGACTGAATTGGCAATCCTACAGGCACAAGCAGCACAGCAAAAGTTGGACAAGGGCGAAGTTGATGATGCGCTGAACAAACAGATCAGCGACTTGAAAGTGGCACTTGCCAACGCAGAGACAGAGAGCGTTCGGCTTACGGAGAAGGTAGCTGTGCGAAGGGAAGGCATCGTCGCACAGGAAGAGGCACGCAAGAAAGCCATCCGCGACAAGGCAGAGGCTGATCGGCAGAAGGCTGCGGAGAAAGCAGCGGCGGCAAGGGAGAAGCGTGAACAGGAGGAAGCGAAGAGGGCCGAGCAACGCGTGGAAGCGCAAGCGAAGTTGGATGATTTGCTGAACCAATTGGCGGACGAACAACTTGCACGAACGCAGACCGAAGCGGAGAAGGAAGTGACCGCAACGGAGAAGAAGTACGAAGACCTGGAGAAGGTCGCACGTGACGGCATCGAGAAGCTGCGTGAAGTATCGCCACCAGGTGCAGAGGCTGCGATCGCACAACAGGAAGCGAACATCCTGGTACAGATCGCGAAGGCAAAGGAGGAAGAACTTGCGGAGATCCGGCGGAAGGCTGCGGAGGATCTTGCGAAGGAACGTGAAGAGGGCAGGGAGAAGCTGCGGAAGCAACTGCTGGATGAGACCGAAGCGGAGCGTGAAGCAATCCTGGAGAAGTTCGATGAGGATGTTGCGCTGGCCGAGAAGTCGATTGAGAATCAAGCAGAGCGTGACGAAGTGATCCGCAAGCTGCGCGAGAAAGCGGAGAAAGACCTGACCGGAGTGATCAGTACAGCAGAGGAAGAGCGACTTGAATTGGAACGGGCTGCTGCGGAGGAACGCAAGCGCAGGGAGCAGGAACGCATAGACATCCTTAAGAACGCGTCAGCGGATGCGTTGGGCATCTTGATCCAGAGTGCCGCAGAAGGTGAAGCATTGAGCCAAGAAAGCAGCAAGGCGTTGCTGTTGCTGATGCTTGACACGCTGGAAAAAATCATGCTTGCACAAGCGTTCCAAGCGCAAGCGATGGTCACAGGCGCACCGACACCGGACAACATTGCAACGGGTGGTATCAGCGGCACCATCAAAGGCATCGCGATGTTCGCACTGATCAAAGGTCTGTTCTCTGCCATGAAGGGGATCTTGACTGCGAACTACACAGGTGACCCGTTCGTTGGTGGCGATGGCAGCAAGCCGATGTGGAGTGGTCGCGATGGATTCCTGCGAAGGCTGGACTACGGCGAACGCGTGGTCACAGGCAAGACGAATGCCAAGTACTTCGATGAGATGCAAGCGATGGAAGACGGCAGGTGGGACAGCTACCTGGACAACAACTACATCTTGCCAGCGATCGAAGCATTGCGCTACAATGACGATGAACGTGCCGTGAAGTTCGTGCAGAGCGACATGGGACAACGCATGGCTGCATCGATCACGCTGCCGAGGATGTTCGACAAGAACATCGTGCAGACACAGATGCAGGTAAGCAAGCAGCAGCGCAGGACGAATGAACTGCTGGAAGCAATGGTACACAACACGCGGCCACGCGCAATCAACAAACGCTACTACTGATGGACGGCATCATTCGCCACTACATCAA